TTCGCATTTGTAACATATCATCATATGTAGAAGGGCCAAACCTCATGTTAAGCATGAACTTTATTTCTTTTTCTTTTTCAAGCAGTGTCTTCTTACGAACGACAAGGTCCATAGCTTCTTGTTTTATTTTGTCAGTGACGTGTGTCTTTTTGTCTAGCCACGTAGGGTTTTTGCGCTGAGATTCAGCTCTAGTTATGTCGGCAACGGCTCCGTACCAAGCGCCCAATTGCTGGCTAACATCCTGTATTTCTCTGCCAGCTCCAACAAGCATCTTCACGCCCTTAAAAGCTGCGTTGGCTGCTGCGAATGCGGTAATAGGGTCTATCATTTATTAACCTACCTAAAGGTTCAATTGAACCAAACCAGAAGCCTAACCCATCTTTACAAGTATAGTCACTAACATGAATATTATGGCACCAGAGGCAGCTATTAAAGTTGTCTCAAGTCTCTTTACCCGTGTAAAAAGTTCTTTAAATTGTATTTTAACTTCTGTTTGCAATGCAACCATGTCTTTTTCAAGCTGTATAACATTACTACTCATATCATTACTCATGCAACTGTCACCTTTCCAACTTCACTGGTGGACGAAAGGCCTTGAAGATGAGGCCTATTAAGAACTGGAATCCTCAGTACTCCTTCCACAACGAATACGGAGCCGTCCTCTAAGCCAGAGTCGTTAGTTGGAAGGTCAGTAAAGACTTGAGTTGAGTTTCTTCCCTCACCGGGGTTTTGCATTTGCTCTATGTATATAGCAAAAGACCTTACTATGTTATCCATATAGGTAACATTGTAGTCTGCTGGTGGGGTGCCAAAAAATGGTTTTGGTAGATTTCTAGACATTATCGTCTACCATCTGGTCTTACCTCAACGCGAGGTGATCCAAGACGCCAAGTCGCTCCTAAGATTGAGGACTGTATTTTAAACGCAAAACTTCTTCCCCGTATTCTTACGTGCAGTTGATCTGTAAATTTCTCTACAGTGTTTGAAACTTCCTTAGAGACAGTCTTGCTGTTGGACTGCAAGTAAGCACCGCCGGGAAAGTTTCTAGCCTGAACTGTAATCACTGCTGATGGAGTGTTGGCTGTAGAGTTTCTAAATGTAAGGTCTGGTATAATTTTGCTTATAAAGACAAAGTTTTCACCGTCACCTATACTCATTTGGCTGCTCTCAATATAAGCAGATATTGCAGAAGCTGGAGATGTGCTTCCATCATCAAATCCAGATTCATGGGTATATAAGTACTTGTCAGTTCCAGCGGCTATTGGAAGTGAAGAAATGCCACGGTCAATCCATGCAGTTCTAGACATAGAGCCATAGTACCATATGTTCTGACCGTAGTTATAAACCGCATACCTGTCGTTCTCAAAGCTGTTAGCTGATGGGTAGAACCACCACACCTCTGAGAATGCTGTATTTGAGGCTGCGTAAACTTTACTTCTTTGACTTTGATTAAAATCTTTAAATACAAAGTCTTTTATTGTGCAGGGTATTTCCTTAACCGTACCGTCATAAGAGTAAAACTCAGACAGCCCCATCCAGAAAACGGAATCTTCTATACCAACGGGAGCAAAGGCTCCAGCTATTGTGGTATTGTCTGATATCATGTTTATGCCGAATGTGAATGGCGGTCCCAAGAACTGCATGGCGTATACTGATGTATCTGTAAAAACAATAATTTGTTGTTTGGTTTCTACAGCACAAACGATTTCCGAACCCGAACCCAATCTTAGATCACCAGCGGTATTTGTGCTTGATGCTCCCCAAGTTGTAAGGCTTTCCTGTGAGCTAAACCTAATTAACATAGGGTCTTGAATGCCTATGCTTGTTTCAGAATCACATCCAAATACTATTGTGTGCCTGTCTTTGTCAGATACCATTACTTGCTTAGATATTGTAGGAGCTAACCCATCAGTTCCAGCCAATGAAGAAAGGGAAGCGGCTCGTGAATTAAGCCCATTAGCAAATTGCCAATAGTATATATTTCCATTGTGTGAATTTATTAATAGATTTTGCCCAAAGTTATCATGAGACCAGAAACCTAACGCTTGACCGGGCGCACTTATACTTGCAGAAGAGTTCCAAGAGCCACGACCCCAAGTTCCAGCATCCCAGCCAGTTCCAAGTATAGAGGTGTCTAGGCCAGCAGACACTAGATATTGAGCCGTTACTGTGCCACCGCTTGATGTATCGTTTGCAGAAGAAAATACCAGAACAGGGTTTAGTCCAGTTGAAACTGTTATAGATTGTATGGTGGAAACAATTCTAGCTTCTATCTGATAGTTATTACCATCAACGATAGATGTAATTTCATACTCTTGATTTAGAACTAGGTTAGTTATGTTGCTGCCCAGACTACTTGACCCAGAAAATATTACGAAGTCACCTATAGAAACTAAGTGATCAACTTCTGTAACTTTGATCGTAGAGCTTGAAACACCTGCTCCCCCAGAGTGAACCGCAGCCGTTGTTCCTTTCTGGCCTCTGGAGCATCCAGTTAAAGTGTCACCAGACGTTCCAGTGTAAGTTATGATCTCAGAGCCTATTTTTATAGTTCCTGATGGCGCTAATGCGGTGGCTGCTGCGTTGTTAACAAGCTTTATAACAGTGACGGTTGCTGACACTTGAGTGCCGTGAAGTGTTGTATGTCTAGCAGTAAATGGATTTGTTAGAGATGCAGTTCTTTTTACTGGAGTAATATCATAAAAAGCAGCTCCGCTTTCTATGTAGTATTTTCTATTAGTTCCAACTCCAACAAACCTAGAGCCATCAAGAGCCACCCAAGGGTGTAGAGACCTGCAAGTTCCTAAGAATGAGTTCTGTGACTGTTTGGTCCAGCCCCCTATTTTCTCTGGGTAACCAGACCTAAATCTTACCTTATCTACATCAAACCAACCACCTTCATTGCTGTAGGACGTTGTTTCTTTGTCTACTCCCGACTTGAACTGAAGTTTACTCAACGCCATAAGACACCCCTAATAAAAGTTTGTTGAGGTATATTACTATATATCCCCGTGCATGACTACTAGGATTGATCTAGACCTCAAAAGGTTCAATTGAACCTAAGTATATTAAAGACCATCAGGATCAAGCGGAACAAAGCTATTCACACTTAAATTATTAGGATAATCGCTATTGGACGGTAGGTCGCGCAGCGCCTGTCGGTAGCTCAACCACTCCGCTGTCATTGACCCTGTGGGAGCATGAGGCAAGTCTCTCCAATCGCTGAGGGCCATTTTTTGGGTACGCCAATTAACAAAATCAACGTCAGTATCACTATTTAATTGAGTGTATCCAAACCAACCAAGTAGGGCCACATATCGTTCAATAGACATTTATTTATCCTTTAACCGTTAGTTTCTGTTACCATTACTTTAGTGGCCGATATTGCATACCCAACTTTCTTGCCGTTTGCAGCGGTAATTGTGGCACCAACACTAAGGCCACTATATCCCTCAACAACACTTCCAAACATTGCTATTGATGCTGTCGCGCCACTGCTGGCTGTGCTGGAGCTGTCGTGTACGCCAATTGGCGTGGTTCCAGAACCGATATAGTCTGCTAGGAAAACACCTTTTTGCAGAGGATTTAGGGAGAAGTCTGTTGTGACGGTTTGACCACACCAGCCAAGCAAAAAGAACACATTTCTTTCATCATCATACGATCCACCACCATTTATCATTATACCCGACAAAGGAGTGCTGGCTACTGAATTAATATAATTGCTCTGGTTTATAAAACCTAAGGCTCCATCAGTTCCCGTGTATACAAACTCAGCAAAAATTATTTGTTTATTCGTCGCTCTTGTTGTATCGTATTCTGCTTCGGAACACCAACCCTGATAAATTCCCAATCCAGTTTCTCGATACGCTTTAAATCCAGAGGCATATTTCCACCCTGCATCGGCAGGTTGAGTTGATGCTGGGTTTCCAGTGCTTGGACTTACTTCAACTAATTGAGTAAAGTCATTGCCAATACCGCCAGTTATTGTCGTACTACCAATCGTGAACCGATAGATTTTTTTATAAGGCCCAGTAGCGGAATACATATAAAGGTGAGTATTATCAATTGTCTGAAGCGTGCTGGTAGTTTGTTGAGAATACTGCCCAGTTATACCCGCAGTATTAAAGTTAATTTTATCATCGTTGGTAATTTGGCTTATCGTTGTTGACCCAGAACCCTGCGTAAGCAGCCATATGTACCCATTAGCACTATAGGTAGCTGCCAATACCCATTGATTTGTTGGTATGTGGTAATGGGCTGTTGTAGTGTAGCCATCTAGTGCTGATATAGTACCCGCATTGTTAGGCCCACCCGTGACTGCAACAAAGCCAGAAACAGCAGTAGTGCCATTCGCCGCCACCGTGAAGCCAACAGTATAACACCCACGCGGAGTAGCATTTTGGGAGCTTCCGCAATAGTTGCCTTGGAAAAACCCTTTGATATTGCTGCCGTCAGGTGTGAAGAACATATTGCCACCCTGACCGGGAAGAACGCCGCCATACATTCCATTGCCGCCGTAAGTTCCATCCATTCGGTAGTTTGTATTCTCACCGCCAATGGCTTGCTCGTTTGACAGCGTAAATGTTTTGTTCGCAGCACCAGCATTGCCTGACAGTGTACCTATAGCCATTCGCGTATAGTGGTCGTTGGCACTAGTCTTGTAAGTATACAATATAACAAATTTATTAATGGTGGACGAATATTGCATCTGCACACTAGATGGGGAGCGGTACGTGCTAGAGCCGAATACTGTGTTGCTTTCTGAGCCAGACGTAATGGTGAAATCAGCATTTACTTGACTAACAACAACAACAGCGTTATTTACTCCGCTTGCCCAGCCACCCTTCAGGTAGATCGACACATGCACATTATCCACTGTGCTATAAGCATTGCATGATTTAGAATAGCCATCAACACCGACAGGCATCGCGGGTGTTGCGCCTGTGCTGCCAATATTAGCCCTATTAGCCAGTTTAAGGCTTTGTGTCGCCGAAACCTTTCCAGTGTCTTTTAAAAATACGGCCTGTCTAGCCGTGACGTTTCCGTCAGCGACATAATTTTGCCGACTGTCTGATCCAACAACTTCTCCCCAAGCTGCGTCTGACCCATTACTCTTTAAGAAGTAACCGTTAGTGCCAATGGC